CTCAGTAGCCCACATCACAGTCACTACATCTCCTACCTCGTAGTTACCTTCCAATATGAATGTACCTTGATCGTTACCATCGAGAGCAACGTCTACCAGGTGATACTCTCCGTTGACTACATCGACTACCTCATAAGACGAAGTCATTGGAGTCGGCTTGCTTAGGATGTCTCTCAGGGTCTCGCTCTTTGTCTCCTGCTTTGGTGCTGGCTCATTGATGTAGTTGTCTGCGATGATGTAGCTTGACAGCATACCCGCTATCACGATTAGTGCTATTGAGATTGCAAATCGTAGGTTACTCATGTTAGTTACCTGCCTTTCCTGCTAGTGTATCCAATTGAGCCATTACCTTAGCGATCTCTGCTGCCTGTTTAGTCATCTGACTCTCTACAGTTACCTTATTGTTACCGAATAGTTTACTCATTAGTTTCTTAATCATCTTTGTTTCCTCCTCAGGATTACTTGATGAGGTAATCATACCATGGTCATACCGAGGAGGTCAACACTTTTGCGGAAATTATTTTTTAGCCATCCATGTGTATACCTTGATGACGACTAACCAGAAGAATAACTTAGCCGTTCTCATTAGCTCATACCATCGAAGAGAACGTTCAAGTTAACACCATCACCCTTGTTAGCTCTGTTCTCCTTACTCTCGTTGAACTTTCTATCGAGGCCGAGTGCTTGCATAAAGCGAAGGAACTTACTATCGTAATCATTCATAGACTGACTCTCATCGAGTATCTCGCCCTCTAGTGCTACCTCTCTACGTTCATTCATGATTAGATTCATTAGGGCACGATGCAATATGAGGATGTTGAACGGATCTAAGTCGAGTGTCTCGATAGCATGGTTCATTAGGCCAGCGTACAAGGCTTCCTCTTCTACTGTCATGATGAACTTCGAGTTCAACCCATGAATTAAATTCGCACGAGGATTCAAGTTAGCAATCGATCTCTGTTTACCTTCTAATGAGGTAGGCCCCGTAGAGTGTCCACCATGCATAGCACATCGAGCTGCTCCCTCTACAGGAGGCAGGTTGCATATCCTCCCTGTGTCTTTACGGACAGCTCCACAGATGATTGTAATCTTCTTGAGTTCGTTCTTTATCTGAGGAGTCACCTTATTCTTACGAGCTGTATCGTATTGCATGCCGTTAATCTCTGCGACTGTCTCCTTAGTTTCCTTACGTAGCTTACTAATTAACCTCTTCTCTGCGTCGGTCTTTCTACCGAGGCTACCTCCGTTGTCTTTAGCCATTAGTTATTCCTCCTTAGTTTGTCTAATTGCCTGTCTCTCCAGAGTATCCACTTGACGTACAGGTATATGTCAGGTCTCATTAGCCTCTCCTCCTAGTCACCTGTGTTGTGTCCCCTGAGTCGGACAGCTTATAAGTAATCCTGTGAGCATCGTACTCATAGAGTTTCTCTGTAGTCCACTCCTTGCACTTGTGACAGATAACTGAGATAGCTATCTCTCCGATGACATGAAGCTCGGGCGATTCTTGTAGGCGTCCTATAGGGGTACCGCACGCTTGGCATTTAATCATTTGACTTTCCTCCTCAGTGATTGCAGCTTTGATTGTACGCTTACTAGTTCGTCCTCGGCAGAATCTTTTAGCCTACCTCTGAAGTTGTCTATTAGATACAGTAAGTACTTTTCTCTCTCTTCTAATAACTCAATCCTCATTAGCCTATATCTCTTGATCATTGTTCTTCCTCCTCTGTAGTTCCTCCTGAGCTATGCCTAGGTAGGTGTAAATCATCTCGGGGTTGCCTAGTATGATATCCCTCTCTTCTTTCATGTAGAGGAAGAAGCCATACTGACTCCCTTGGTACTGTCTGAATAGCTTGCATCTCTTTTGGGATCGTTTGTCGAAGTAGCCTTTTACTTCTATGAAGGTGTCGTACTCGGGGAGATAGAAATCTGGAAGGTAACTCTCTTTGTGGGATCTGTAATAGAAACGTTGGGGTTCAAACTCATAGGTGATGCCTAGTGAGGTGAGTAATTCGGCTAACTCGCATTCCCAGGTAGACCGGAACATTGTAGCTTCCGACTCTGAGTAGTAACGAAGACCTTCTTTGTAGGATTTCTTCTTGGGTTTACCTTTAGGGGATTTGTTATCGAGGTGTATTCTAATGAGGGACATACTAGTTAGACAACTCCTTATCGTCTGCCTCTAGTAGGCAATTTATTTCAAAAACTTAAACAATAACTATATGAGCTGGCGCTCTATTGAAGTATCTATCAGGGGTATCTACGAGAACGCTATCTACTAGCTAACCTATCGAGCTATCTATCTGGCTAGCTATTGACTGGCGAGCTTCTCTATAGAGATAGTAGGACTTACTGGACACTTACTTTTAGTACAATCCATCAACCATGCGGTCTCAAGAGTTTGACTACAAATATTACACTTTTATTACAAATGAAAAAGCCCCACCAGAGGTAGGACTCATTAGTTTTATTTGTCTTTATCGGTGTCTCTATCAGCACAGCTCTCAGAGCAATAAACTGTACCGTTCTTTCTCCAGTATAACCATGCAGACAACTGACAGTAACAGTAAGCACAAGTTTCTCTCATTAGTATCTCCTCCTCAGGGGTTATACTTTATTATACTATCAATCATACCTGAGTATGACTAAAAATTAAAATGAAAAAGCCCTACCCAGAGGCAGGACTCATAGATCTTCTATTCGGTTCACTGCCTCGGTTACATTTCAACTAATCACCTCCTCAGGTAGCTCGTACTATTAGTGTGCTGCCTTTTCTAACTCTGATTGGATTTGGAACATGTTCTTGTAGAACTCACTGTCATCCATTAGACCACTCTCGTGCATAAACATGATTGACTCTTTAGCTTTCTCTAGCTTGATTTGTTCTTCGCTCTTGCCACTGTAAGCATTATATGTATCGTTGTCCATCTCAGCCATTACTCGCTTGCCGTCTTCCATGTCACGTTGGATAAGTCTTTTTACGTATGTACTAAAGTATTGTTGCTTTCCTGCATAGTGGAACATTCCGTACTCCATAGTATCCGCCACGTTAAATGCTACTGATTTTACCTTTTTCATAATAATCTTCCTCCTCAGGGTTTTTGGTTTGCTTTATATGTACTTCATTTGTTATGCTTTAAGGTTTGTCTTGTGTTGTTCTCTTGCTGTTGAGTTCATCATACTACAGTCATATTATATTCGTCAACACTTTATGACAAAAAAGTTTGCAAAAAAAAATAGACCGCCTCGTTAGCGATCTCCTTTCTTGCTATTCTTCGTGTACTTCTTTACCTCGTTGAGTACGAACAAGCTGAACATCATCAACGGGAATAACCACATGACATTCCCCAGCAGCTCCATAAAAAATATTAGTATTCCACCTGTAATGAATGTGACTATGAGTACGAGCCATCCTAAAAGAAATTGTCCAATCAGTTTTCTCATAAGTATTGCCTCCTCAGGGTATATCTATATAGTTATATCATACCACAGTCATACCAATAAGTCAAGATTTACCTGTGAGGAGGCTGTTGAGAAAGTCACGCTTCACTAATGAGGTCGTCTAACTGTTCATATGAGTACCCTAAATTGTACATCTCTCGAGCCAAATCTGTTAGCTCCTTCTCCTTAGCAATCCTCCTGCGGTCTAACTCTGCGTTTAACTCATGAGCAGACACCTGAGCCAGCGTACTATTTTGTCCTATTGTGGTTGTGTCTATTTGGACTCTGTTGTTACTTCCTCGTAGTTCAATCTCTTCTATATAGCTTCCCATTATCGTTTTCCTCCCTCGTGGTATATCTTGATTAGTAATTCTAGCTGGGCTATCTGCTCAGGAATACTCATTTGTCTGCATCCTCTGGGAACAGCTCATCATACAAACTTATTATCTTATTGTTAGGTGTACTCTTTATATCGTCATGTACGCACTCATATTCTTTAGGTGAATACTCTCCGTTTAAAGCTAAGTAGTGCATTCTATATACAAGCTGTGCTTCCTCTTTTGTATCCCACAATCCAAGATATATTTTATTACCATCTACAGATAACTGAGTTAGGTACTTATTACCTACAAGCGTGTATCCCTTTGCCGCTCTGTTTTTGCAGTTATTACCTTGAGGAATGATTCTTAAGTTGCATTTTCTGTTGTCGAGTGGGTTACGATTTATATGATCTACAATGTCACCACCTTTTGTTGGTATATGATTCATTACGTAGTTGTGCAGTTTTATATACGACTTTGATGTTCTAACTAGAGGGTATCCTGCTACGACTACAATTCCATGCTTAATATCAAAATCTAAGTCTACAGTTATAACAACACCTTTGTAATCTATGAATTTGTGTACTCCATTTGTAGTAATAATGTTCTTTGTTAACTTAGAGCTGGATATATTTGTTCTCCTAACAACTTCACTCTCATTTAGAATCTCTTCGTAGTTGTATCCAGACAACTCAACAGCATTTCTCCAACTACCTAAATAAGTCTTAGATGCAGTGTGTAGCGCCTTGTGTAATCTTTGAATGTTTCTACTACCAAGATAAACACCTTCGTCATGAAGAGACCTGATAGTTGATATGATTTTCTCGTTCGTCCATTTTCTTTTACTCATGATTATCCCACCTCTTTCCTTTTTCAATCTGGTAATGTATTGTTATTAACCTCTTGAGCTTCCCTTCTCCCCATGAGTTGAACTCTGCCTCGCTTTTAATCTTGGAGCGAACATCTTTTCCTGCCAGCTGCTTTAATGCCAATCTTTTCGCTACTTTATTAATTGAACGAGCCATGAGACCGCCTCCTTAGAATGTAACTATAAGCCAAGATAGCAAATATCCTACAGCGAACAGGTAACCTAACATAGCAGTAACTTTTAAGCTTCCTCTAGCCATTAGACTTCACCTCCATAGTCATAAAATTTTGAATCATCGTGTTTGAACATGATGTGGCCTTCCTTGTCAATCTGTACAGTGCATGGCTTGTCCTCAAAGATAGCTCGGTAGGCTACGTGTCCTTCTTTACTTGTCCCTAGAGACAGTAACTTAGAGAACCCTCTTCTGTCGAGTACGTCTGCTGCGGTGCACACTAGGGAGTGGCTATCCTCAAATTGGTAACTATCGAATAACTCCATTTGCTCACTCATTAGTTTTCCTCCTCGATAAACTTATTTAGTATTTCGTTTATGTCATTTACTATCTCAGTATCTTTTGAGTTAACGTCCATCTCAGGGTTCCATGAGGTAGATATCTCTAGTGCTATTGCCTCCTCCATAGTTAACTCTAGGTGCAAACGTCTCGAGGTTGTAATTTTCATTAGTTTCTACCTCCAATAGATTCAAACTGTATTTGTAAATCCTTGCGGACGAATTTTTCTTTGCGTTGATGCATGAGAGCTATCTGGCCGATATATAGCGTAGCCAGTGCTCCCTCTAGATTTAATCCTCGTTTCTTTAACTAGTATGCGTATTGTTTTACTCGTGAGTTATACATTAGGCTTCCTCCTTAGTTATGACTCAGGTAATATCATATTCTATGAGAGATCGACTTGCTGCTCTACGAAGCTGATAGGTGTTAGCTGGTGAGGTTTGGCTTTAAAGCCATCTGTCTTGTTGATTAGATGTACCTTAACAAACTCTCCACTGTTTTCCTTAGAGATAACTACGGCTACCTCACCAAGTGCGCCTACAAAGACAATGTCGTCAGCTTTAAACTCGTTAGGCTTCCTCCCCACCTTGACAAATGCCTGCTCGCGTTTGTACTCGGAGACTTGCTCGGGGGATA